TTTGACCTTTCTAAAAGGCGTAAATTTGACGTTAAAGATGATAACGGCAAAACAGTATGCAGTTTATATTTCAAGGCCATTACAAGGGCAGACAGAGCCAGAGCAACGCAAAGGGCTGGTAGTGATGATCCTTTAGTAGTTTCTACACATATGCTTTGCCAGTTGGCAGAGAATGAAGATGGTACAAAAGCATTTCACCCAGCCGATTTTGCTAACTTGCACAATGAGTTGCCAGAAAATGTATTAAATGAAATTGAATTATTTTTATTTGGTGTAAATCAAAACGCAACTATTGATAACGTAAAGGAATCCTAAGGGGGGATAACTGGTTAAATTTTGAGTTTTTCCTTGCAACAGAATTAGGTAAGACAGTTAGTGAATTAAGAACACAACTTACTGAGGAAGAGTTGGTATTTTTTGCTGGATATTATGAATTAAAATCAGAAAGAGAAAAGAAAGAGATAGATGCAATGAAACGCAAATCAAGATATAGTTAAAGGAGTTATTGTTAAGTCGTGGCAGTTTCCAATGTAGAACTAAGAGTTAGTGCTACGCAAGCTATAACTGCACTAAAGAATGTAAATACTCAGGCACAAAAATTTAATCAAACTGTAAACGGAACAAATAGCAAATTAAAAGACGCAAATAGAGCTTTACCTATACTTGGCAAGTCATTTTTTGGTGCTGGTGCTGGTGCAAAGGGGGCTTCTTTAGGTTTCAAAGCTGCTGGGGCTGCGTTAGCAACAACTTTAGCTCCTTTAGCTGCTGGCCTTACAGCAGTGGCTCTTTTAACAAAAGCATTTCAAAATTTAGCGGCTGCTGATTTTGCAACTACAAAAGTAAGGACTTTAGGAGTTGATGTTGATTCTTTAAGGCCAAAACTATCAACATTATCAAATGAACTAAGTGGTCAAGCCTCACAACTTGATTTACTATCAGCATCTTATGATGTTGCGTCTGCTGGGTTTAGTGAAGTTTCAGAGCTAACAGATGTTTTAAAGGCATCACAGTTGGGTGCTACTGGTGGATTTTCTGATTTAGCGACAGTTGCTGATGCTACTACCTCAGTTCTTAATTCTTATGGGCTTGAATCAGATAAAGCCGCAAAATTAATTGATGGATTTATACAAACTCAGAATGATGGTAAAATTGTCGTAGATCAATACGCAAAACAAATAGGTCGTATTGCACCAATAGCCTCTGGTGCTGGTATAGGTATAGAAGAATTAAACGCTGCTATCTCCTCTGTTACTGCGGCTGGTGTTCCTGTTGAATCAACCTTCGCTGGTTTGCGTCAGGTTATTGCTTCAATACAAAAACCTACAAGTGAAGCTTCAAAAGTTGCCGAAAAACTTGGTATTGATTTTAGTGCCGCAGCTTTAAATTCAAAAGGATTAAGTGGAGTTTTAGAGGATATTGTCGCAAATGGTGGAGCAAGTGCAGAAAATCTTTCTAAATTATTTGGAAGTGTTGAAGCACTTACCGCTATACAACCTTTGTTAAATGATGGTTTAGTATCTTTCAATAAAAATTTAGAGAACCAAGCAAAAGCACAAGATGTGGCTGCAAAAGCGGCATTTCAAGCACAAAATACAATACAAGGGCAACTTACAAGACTAAGTTCTGCTTTTACAAATCTCACAACAGAAGGTTCTGAGTTTGGCGTTGCAATTAGAGAAGTCATTAAAGTTACTGCTGTTACTGTTGAGGCTTTAAAAAGTGCTTTTGAGATTGCTATTCTTGCACCTTTACGTTTAATAATTGGAGTTGTTAAACAAGTTAGCACTGTTATTGGACAGGCTTTAGGTATAGAGACAACAAATGTTTTATTTAATTTAGAACAAGGCTGGATAAATATAAAACAAGCAATAACGGATTTAGTAGGAGAAGCAGAGTTTATAGGTAAAGTTATCGGTGGCGTTATTGCAGTAACAATAAGAAACGTTAATACTTTACAGAAAAATATTCTTGATGGATTTGTAACAGCAACAGAACCTGTTGTTAACTTTTTTCAAGGGGTTGGAAAGTTAGTTGCTGGCACTGCACAAAACATAGTTAAGTTTTTTCAAAGAGCATTTCAAAAATTAGTTGACCTTATACCAGAGCCAATAAAGAAATTACTTGGTGGTATTGAATTGCCGCAAATAGATTTAGATATAAAATTTCCAAAATTTGAAAATCCTTTTCCAAAAATTAAAAAGTCTGTAGATCAATTAATTCCAAAAATTGTTGAATATTCAGAGGTAGAAAGAACTGTTACAAATGAGGTAACAGAGCAAGTTGACGCTAAAAATAAAATTGTTCCTCTTACTCAAAATATAAAAACAGGTGTTGAGCAACTAACAGAAGCTGAGAAAAATGCGAAAAAAGAAGCTGAAGAACTTAAAGATACATTTATGGAAATAGGTAAAAGTGTTGAAGATGGAGTGGTTCAAGGATTAACTGATGCTGTGATGGGTACAAAATCGTTAGCTGAAGCTGCCTCTGGTGTATTAAACAGATTAAAAAGACAACTTGTTGAGGTTGCTATGCAAAGGGCTGTTTCTGGTCTAGGAAATGCAGTTGGTGGATTTCTTGGCAATGTATTTGGAGGTGGTAAAAAAGGTGGTGGTGGTATTGGTGGATTTATAGGCGGTTTGTTTGGAAGAGCAGCTGGTGGCCCTGTTTCTGCTGGTGGTGCTTATGTTGTAGGGGAGCGAGGCCCAGAGATTTTGCAAATGGGTTCAAGAGGTGGAAACATTATTCCAAATAATAAAATAGGGGGTGGCACTGTTAATAACATTACTGTTAACGTAGATGCATCTGGTAATCAATCAATGGAAGGACAGCCAAATAATCAACAATTAGGTCAGTTGATTGCTTCGGTTGTTCAGACTACAATTGCCTCAGAACAAAGAGCAGGGGGTCTATTAAATCCATAATGGCAACTTTTCCTTCAATCACTCCGACTTACGGAATGAGAAAAACAAGCAAACCTAGAATAAAAGTTACACAAATGGGTGATGGCTATGAAGAAAGAGTCTTATTTGGCCTTCCAAATCATCAAGACCCCAAAGTATATGATTTGACTTTTAACGTGTCTGAGACTGAATCAGATGTTATTGAGGGCTTTTTAAGAAGTAGGGTTGCAGATCAAGCAAGTTTTACATTTACTCCACCAGCAGAGGGCTTTACAAAAACAGGTACATATTCCCAAAGCACCACTACTGTGACAATTACAATTACACAGCATGGCGTTGCTATTGGTGATGTTTTAACAATTGACTATACAACTGGCTCTGCAACTGATGGTGATTTTGCTGTTGCCTCTGTGACAAGTGATGATGTTTTTACAGTTACAGCCGCATCTTCCGCCACAAATAGTGGCAATGTATCAATAACACTTTCTGGTGCTGGAAGATATGTTTGTGATTCATGGACTAAATCAATTCCTTATAACAATAGAGCAACTATTAATTGTTCTTTTAGAGAAGTGTTTGAACCTTAATGGCTAATCCTGTATCAGAACTACAACAAAGAGTCAATAAATCACTTATTGAATTATATTCTCTTGAATTAAAAGCTGATGTTCATTATACAAAGTCAGCAAAAACGGCTACATATTCGCAATCAGGTCAAGTTATTACAATTACGTTAAATTCTCATGGATTTTCAACTGGTTTAATTTTAAGTTTAGATTTTACTTCTGGAAATGGAATTGATGGAATATATACAATACAAACAGTGGCAACAAACACCTTTACAGTTACAGGCACTACTTCACAGTCCACAAGTGGTAGTGTATCTTTTAATGTAAATTCAACTCTTACAAATCCAACTGTTTATTTATTTCATGCTGGTAATAATCTAAAAGATAAAAATGACTTGATATGGCAATCAAATACATATTCAAAAATGCCAGTTACATCTGAGGGTTATTTATATTCTGGTAAAGGAAAATTACCAAGACCAACTTTAACATTTTCTAATTTGCTTGGAGTAATTACAGCTTTAATGCAATTAGTAAACCAGACAACTCAATTTTCTGATTTGCAGGGAGCAAAAGTTATCAGAAGAAGAACTTTGGCAAGATTTTTAGATGCTGTTAATTTTCCTAGTTCTGTCAATCCTTATGGAACACCCGACCCTTCAGCAGAATTGCCACAAGAAATATATTTTATTGAAAGAAAAGTGACAGAAAACAGAGATATTGTACAATTTGAATTAGTAAGCACATTTGATCTAGTTGGTGTTGGTGCTCCAAAAAAACTTGTTACAAGAGCCGACTTTCCCTTAGTTGGTACATTACAAAACGCTTAAAATGACTTGGAAAACTGAAGCTGAGATTTATGCAAAAGCTCAAGCACCAAAAGAGTCTTGCGGCATTTATGCACTTATAAATGGACAAGAAAAATTTTGGCCTTGTAAAAATATTGCAGAAGATCAAGAAAACTTTTTTGCATTAAATCCAGAAGATTGGGCAGAATGTGAAGATCAAGGTGGACAAATTCTTGGTGTATTTCACAGCCATCCTCAAGGGGGATCTGAATTGTCTGAAACAGATAAAATTTCTTGTGAACTTATTGGTTATCCATATTACATATACAGTACAAAAGAAAATGATTGGAATAAATATATTCCAGATTCATATAAAAAATCAGAAATAAAAAAAATTAAACTAATTGATTCACCAAAACTTAAAACAATAAAAGTATATGGAAAATTAAAAGATTTTTTAGGCCAAAGTGTTTTTCAAGCCGCAGTTAAATCACCAATACAAGCTGTTAATTTTTTAAAAGCAAATTTTACAGGTATAGAAAAACACATGAATAACCAAATATATAGAGTAAAAATAGGTTGTAATTCTGTAACTGGTGATCTTTTAAATATGTCTGGTCAGGGTGACATACAAATTATACCAGTAGCTATAGGGGCATGGCCTTGGAATTGGGTTAAAGATGCTTTTAACTTTGTAGCTGATACTGTTAGCAGTGCGGTGAATTGGGTTTCTAATAATATTCTTACAGTTGGTCTTACTTTAGCCACAGGAGGACTTGGAGGTTTATTGACAAATTTAGGTACAAACCTGCTAATGAGTGGTGTTTCATCTTTGCTTTCTCCTTCTAGACCAGCATCTGCTTCTTCCTCTGTAGGTGATACTGACCCAAATATAAGAGGATCATATAATTTTAATGGTATTCAAAATATAAGCACCTCTGGAGTGCCAATTCCTATAATTTATGGACTTGTATTTACGGGATCTATAATTATAAGTTCGGGAATTGATACTGCCCAGATAGTTAAGGAACTATAATGCCTTTTTTACCTAACGAAGAATTAATAAGTGCTATAGTTGACCCTGATATGGTCGAGGGAGGGTTGCGGAGTAAACAATTTGCAACAGTTATTGATTTGCTTGGATACGGAGAGATAGATGGAGTTTTAGATGTAGGTGGTTCAGGTACAGATACTTTTAGAAAAAATGTGTTTTTGAATAATACTCCTTTAATGAATCCAAATGGTGATGATAATTTCCAAAATGTCACTGTTCTAGTAAAAAATGGAGCATCAAATCAGACTGCCTTAAAAGAAATTGTAGGATCTCAAAATACAGTTCCTGTAGGTGTTGCTTTTACAAAATCATCTTCAGTTTCGAGGACAACAAGTTCCACACCTTTTGATATTTTAACAGTTGCAATACAATTTCCAAGCTTGCAAAAGTTTGAAGATAATGGAGACATAAAAGGAACTGAAGTTGAGTTGAATATTAAATTAACTGGTGCTACTGGAACAGTCTTTACACCTGTTTCTGGTGATAAGGTAAACGGAAAGGCTACAAGTCCATATGTAAAAGAATATAGAATAGTTTTCGGTGATTCTTTTGCAGATTCAAATTTTCCATTAACAATTACTGTCGAAAGAGTTACTGATGACAGTACTGAATCAAAATTACAAAATGCAAGCAACTTTTTATCTTTTACAGAAGTTTTAACAGATGCAAGAGCATATCAAGGCTTTGCTTATGTCGCACTAAGATTTAACGCTCAAGAATTTCAATCATTTCCAACAAGGCGGTACAGGGTCAAGGGGACAAAGATCAAGGTTCCGCATGGAACCACAATTGATTCTGATAATGGAAGGGTTATATATCCAGATGGTTATACATTTAATGGAACATTTAAAACTGACAAAGAGTGGTGTTCTGATCCAGCTTGGATTTTGTATGATATTTTGACAACTGATAAAGGTTTTGGTGGTACTGACGGACTTATTCAAGAGGACACTTTAGACGTATTTTCTTTTTACTCAGCAAGTGCGTACTCTAGTGAATTAATTACAGATCCAATAACTCAAACTACGGAGCCAAGATTTTCATGCAATGTAATTTTAAATCAAAAACTAGAAGCATATACCCTTATTAATGATCTTTGTTCAATTATGAACGCTATGGCTTTCTATAGTGCTGGATCATTACAAATTGCTCAAGATAGGCCAACAAATACAACAACCAATACAAGTGATCCTGTTTATATTTTTACAAATGCAAATGTTACAGCAAACGGATTTACTTATCAAGGTACTGGACAAAGAACAAAATTTACAGAAGTTGAGGTTTCATATTTTGATAATGATACACAACAACTTAACTATGAATTAATAACAACAGATCAGATTACAACTTTATCTGATGCTGCCTCTAAATTTGGAAGAACAAGAAAAACTTTAAAAACTTTTGCTTGTACATCAAGAGGGCAAGCAAACAGACTTGGAAGGTGGTTTTTATACTCAAATTTAAGAGAAAGTGAATTAGTAAGTTTTAGCACAACAATAGAATCTGGTGTTGTAATAAGACCGTCAGCAATTATTGGCATAGCTGATTCAATGAGGGCAGGTATAAGAAGAGGAGGCAGAATAAATACAGGTGTTTCTACTACACAAATAATTGTAGATGATGAAAATAATACAGATTTAACTACTGAAAATTCAGCAACATTATCTGTAATTCTTCAAGATGGAACAATGGAATCTAGAAGTATTACAGCAATATCTGGCAAAACAATAACTGTTTCACCAGCATTTTCTACAGTTCCCCAAGCAAACAGCATTTGGGCGATAGAAAATACTACTGTTGAATTTCAAACTTATAGGGTCTTATCAGTTACAGAGAGTGGTTATTGTGAATATCAAATTACAGCAACTATACATGATACAAATAAATACACACAAGTTGAGGATACTACTGTTGCTGCTGACCCTAGAAATATAGTAACTTTACTGGATGAAAAACCAGCACCAAGTAATCCTTCTGCCGTTGAACAAATTGTACTTCTTAATAATCGTGCAGTATCAAAAATATTTGTCTCTTGGGAGCCTGTTTTGGGTGTTAAAGAATATCTAATTGAGTTTCAATATGAAAACGATAATCCAGAAAGACAAAGAGTAGCAAAACCAAGTTTTGAATTATTTGAATCTAGATTAGGAAATTATACTTTCAAAATTAAATCATATAATTCTTTAGGAGTTTTAAGTTCTACGACAGCAAGTATTGATTCTTTTCAAGCTGTTGGTAAAACTGCACTGCCAGAGGATCCGACAGGTTTAACATCTGAACCTGTTTCAGAAAGCTTTATACGACTACGTTTTAACCCCTCTACGTCAGTTGACGTGACCCATGGAGGCACTATATCAGTTAGGCATACAAGTGATACATCAACTAACGCAAATTTTGCTAATTCAACAGAAATAATCCCACAACTTTCTGGTAATATCAGCGAAACACTTGTCCCTGCTTTAACTGGGACTTACAGTATTAAATTCATTGATGATGAGGGCCGCAGATCAGCAAATGCAGCAAAAATTATTGTTACAAAACCAGATCCGCAACCTAACCAAGTAGTTGTTACTAAAAGAGAAGATCAAACAAGTCCACCTTTTAATGGTACAAGAGTTAGAACAGTATTTAGTGATGAATTTCAAGGTTTAGTTTTAGATGGAAACCAGTTTTTTGACAATGTTACAGATGTTGGTGCAGATGCAAACTCAGGACTTGCTAACTTTGATTTTCTTGGAGGAGGTATTGTTACTCAAGGCTTTTATACATTTATTGATGATTTAGATTTAGGATCAGTATTTAATTTATCACTTGAAAGACATTTCAAAACAGCAGCTATTGTTGTTTCTGACTTATGGGATTCTAGAGTTTCATTAGTTAATGCCATGCCAGATTGGGATGGTACTCTTGCAGAAGATGTCGGTGCAAAACTACAGGTTGCCACTTGTCAGGGTGTACCTACTTCATCATTAGCATCTACTTATAGTCAAACACAAGATTTAATTACAATTACAAGGCCATCACATGGGGCATCTGTAAATGATCAAGTTTTGGTTGATTTTACAAGTGGAACTGCTTCTGATGGTTTTCTAAAAGTAGCATCTGTTACTAATGACAATGTTTTTGTAGCTGAAGCTGTTCGTGTTTTGGCTGAATATGAAGTTGTAAATGCTTCTACAGGAGAAATTCAATTTTTCACTACAGGTGACCATGGTGGTCTTGTAGCAAATGACACTGTTAATTTAAGAGTTTTAACTGGTAATTTAACAAGTGGAGACTATACAGTCGGATCGCTTTTATCATTAGGTGTTGTCAAGATAACAACTTCATCAAACAATTCAATTACAAGTGGAACTCTTGAATTTATAAAAGTAAAAGACAATTCTGGAAATAATGTGACAACAAGTGGTGCATGTAATATATCAAGTGCTTTTAGTCCTTTTAACATATTTGCTAATGGTGAATATAGTGCAAGAGGTTTTAGATTTAGGGCGGAACTGTTTTCGGATGATCCTGATGAAAACATAGAAATTGATGAGCTAGGGTACACAGCAAGCATCAAAAGAAGAACAGAAACTGTAAATACAGCTATAGCAAGTGAATGTGCAACTAATAATTCAGCCAAGACAGTGACTTTCGGAAATCCTTTTTTCACAGGCACTTCTACACTTAATTCTTCAACTACAGCATTTTTACCAACAATAGGGATAACTTTAGAAGGTGCTGTTTCTGGTGATTATTTTAAAATTACCTCTGTTACAAGCACACAATTTGTCATAGAAACATTGAATGGTAGTAATAATTTTAAAGATCTTAGTTTCAAATATACTGCTATTGGATTTGGTAAAGGTGTTTAATTACCTTAAATAAGCTATTCTATAATTAAATTTACGCAGAAAAATGAGTACAAACCAAAATGATTTTGTAATTGATAATGGAACAGGATTTGCCGTGAGAACTGACATACAAGACGCTTTGCAAGCATTAGCTGGTAATAGCAGTGGTAACTCAGAGCCTTCTGTTAAATATGCTTATCAATGGTGGGCTGATACAGGAAGTACGCCACCAGTAATGAAATTAAGAAATTCAAATAATGATGGATGGATTACTATATTTGAACTTGATGGAACTATAACTCTTGAAGATGGCACAGTTTCAGCCCCTGCATTATCAGCAAGAAATGATCCAAATACAGGTGTGTTTTTTAGTGCTGCTGATACTTTTAATATTGCAACTGGCGGTGTTGAAAGGATGGAGCTTGGTACAACAACAATATTTAATGAAGATGGTGCAGATGTAGATTTCAGAATTGAAGGCGATTCACAAGCAAATTTATTTTATGTTGATGCTGGTAATGATCGAATTGGGATAAACACATCTACCCCTGCGGTTCAATTTGATATTGTAGCTACTACTCCAACACTAAGATTAAGTCAATCAGCTTCAAATTATTTTGAAATAGCTAGAAGTTCTTCAGATGGACACTACAGAATCACAACAGAAGAAACAGGTTCAAGTATTATTTTTAAAACAGATGATGATGGTTCAGGTGCGGCTAATAGATTAATAATTGATCGTGGTGGAAAAATATCAACAGGTGCAGAATCTTCCCCAGATTGTTGTAATGGTGGCATCACAATTCAACAAAATGCTGAAAATGGTAATGCCCTCAGTATAAAATCAACGAATGTAGATCATGGAGTCACCGATAAAGCAGAAACAGATACTTATTTCACAATACAAAGAGCATCAGGTTCTAGAGGAGGTGCTTTTTTAGAAGGGTTTACAGATGCTCAAAGTGATGATGCTGCATTTGAGTTTATGGGAGTAATTAATAGTGATACGGCCTCAAGTTCTCAAGTATTCACTTTCAGAGCAGGGGAAAAAGATGGTAGCACAGGTGCGCAAAATATCGCATCTAATAGAAGAATTGCTTGTTTTAAAAACAATGATAATACAAGGTGTGTTTCAATAACTCCTCATGGTGTAACTTTTGGTGATGATTTTGAAGAAGCAAATGCTTTAGATGATTATGAAGAAGGCACTTGGACTCCTACATTTTTTAATATAACTGCACCTACCTACAGTACTCAAACAGGGAGATATACAAAAATAGGCAGATTTGTTTTTTTGACGGGTACGATCTCTGTAAGTTCTGGTTTAGATACTTCGGATGCCTCTGCTATAGCTATTGGAAATATACCTTTTACTGCTGATAATACGCATGCTGCAGCACATTTCACATTTGGACATACTGTTACTCTATTACCTCAGTCTCATCTTGAGGAATTTGATAATGTAAATATGACTAACACTTTAATAGCTTTGCTGAGAGGTGCAAACAATTTGGCTTATTCTGGTTGTAACTCAAGCGGAACTTTACAATTTGCCATTTCTTATGCTACTTAAGACCGAGCTACGTCTATAAACTAAGCCTAAACCTGTTTTAATCGGAGATTAATCCTAATGGCACTTACAGAGTTAGTCGAATACGACAAAATTGAAGTTGTTGGCGAATTTGCCGTAGTTCAAGTACGGAAAAAAAACATTATCAAAAAAGATGATGTAGAAATTGCTTCTAATTATGAAAGATATACACTAAGTGCAGGTACTTTAAATGAATCTGATAATTTAGTCGACAATCCATTAGATAAAGAACCAGATGGAGTTACCGCAATACCTGATAAGGTAAAAAATATATGTAATTCAGTATGGACTACTGATGTAAAAGCTGCATACAAAACATATTTAATTGCAAACAAATAATCGTCAAAATTATGAAAAATCAAAAACGAATCGACCAACTAAAACTTGAAATGCAAGTTGCAGTTGATGAATTTAATAAAATTCAAGACAAAATAAATGAGCTTAATATTGCAAAAGAATCTTTAAAAATGAAAGCTTTTTCTTGCAGTGAAAGAATAAAAGAGCTACAAGGACAAGAAGAAATAAAAGAATCTACTACAAAAACAGTCAATTAATTTTTTCTTGTATTTGTCTAGTCATAACCCCAAGGGTCACATATAAAGGGGCTAATGCACATAATCCGCAGAAGGTTATAATTGTACAAGGTACTAATGCACGAAGTAGGGCTGATCTCATGGCAAAAATTTCACAAATATTATCTATTTTAAGTTTTATAATTAGCGCGTCAATGTTGGGCGGTGCATACTTTGGTTACAAATATGTCACTTCGCCACAACTTAAAAATCGTGTTATGAATGAAATACTTTTAAACGTCCAACAAATGATGCCAAAAATTCTTGACAATGAAATTCCAAAAGTAACAGGAGAGTCAATACCTTTATCAACAAAAGCGCTTGGAAATTAAATTAATAAAAATTCCAGATATTTCAACAATAAATTTAAATTATTATATTCCTTCTTCAAACGTCTTAAACGTATCTCCGATGTCAATAGACATTCTTGGATGTGTAAAAACTCATCGAGATAGTTCAATAAAAAATACACAGATAATTGAAGATGACCCAAACGGCGCTTTTTATAGTTGCCCAAATGGGAAAATGCCTTCTTATGTGCCTATTCAATATAATCCTAATCAATTACAAATTGTAGAGGAAGAACAAAAATCAAACGTAAATACATCAAATCCGCCTCAAACAAATAACCCAGAAATTCCAAAAAACAAAGAAAAAGAAATTATAACTATTCCGCCTTGCCCTGACCCCAAACAACCGCTGCGCGTTGGCTCGTATGCTAACTCTCAAAAACTAGAAAAAGTAAAAGCCTTTGAATTAGTAAATGGAGAATGTAACATCATATGGGAGCCAGTAAAATTTCAAGAGCAATATATTCCAGAAGTATCGACAATAATTTCAACCGCTGTGATTGGATTCGTAGCGGCATCCTCGCCCATAATTTTGAACGCTATAAAGCCAATTATCAAAAAATTAATTACGAGAAAGAAAAAATCATCTTAATTCGTGTGTATGCGGAATAACTTGATTCGGTTTTTTGTCGATATAAATATCGGAGCATAAATTGTAAAATTCAGAATTTTTTGCGATTAATATTCCTTGCTGTTTTAACTTTCCACATTCCTTAATACGCGCGATAGCCCAATCAAGGCGCTTATTCTCTAATATTTGTTGTTGAATTTTAACTTGTGTTGTTGCCGCTTGTGAGCATTGATTTTGAAATTTTCTATCAAGCGGAACTGTAAAATTTAAGCTAAAGCCTGTATTTATTGCAAAAGAATCTTTATTTGTTCCTGAATAAAATATTTCATCAAATAATACATCCCCCGGATTATCTGGAACACCGTCCCCAATAGGATTTCCGTCATCATCAAAATCGCCTTCTAAATCTGTCGGGTCGTAGTATGGCAAAGTGTAATAATCCCGATAAGGCTTGCGATAATTTGCGCCAAAAGTGACAAACGGCGAAAATGTCAAAGTCGCACCCTGACAAACGATATTTCCGCCGAACTGATTAGTGGTCATATTGCCCGTAAGGGATTGAATTGCCATATTGGTAACTGACCCATTATTTGATTGGCTAACAGAGTTTGCAAGCGCTTTTAGTGGCGTTAAAGCTATTGAGAGAATACAGACGTAGAAGTAATTACTGATTCGCTTTCTATTTGCCGGTTTATTGTTGTTATGTTGGAAACCCCGCCCGGCCCTCGATAAGATTCTGAATATTGAAAGGCCGCGCCACTTGTTGGGTCTGTTAATGTGAATACTGGTTTGTTGTCTGTCGATAAATCTAACCCTGTATAACTATACTGTTGACCATTAACTGTTCCTGAAACATCCGTTGTATTTGGCGAAACCCCACCTTCTGTTGTAATGCCGACCCCTGTAACTGAATATTCATAAGAATTGCCAAAATAATCTGTTGACACAATCGATTCTGAAATTGATGTCGTTGTATTTGTCGTAGATGACATCGTGCCGGTTGTAAAATTTGGCGTAACGGGCTGCGCATAACTAGGTAATCCACAAAATAAAAATATTAAAAACAGTTTGCGCATTGCTCATCAATCCACAGAAAGCGTAGTCACATATTGGCCAGTTATTGAAGTACCTGCCCCGCCACCTGTTACCTCGATCACATGATTATCAATTGTTGCTGCCCCATCTGATAAAACGCCCGCCGCTGTAGATGTAATATTTGAAAAATTTGCTACTTCACCAGTTGTAACCGCAGATGATTCCAATGAATCTCCTTCTAAATATGATTGTTGAAATTGGAAGGTTTCGCCGTCTGTAAGTTGGCTTGCTGTAATTGTCGTATAGGCATTTACGCCGTCTGTGACATCGCCAAGGCCGCCAATTACACCCGCTGTTGTACCGTCAGTTGTTTCTACCCCTGAACCAGAAACACTATAAGAATTTGCCATCCTTTCAACTGCTGTCGCTGCCGATTGAACATCAATCTGTACGGATGACGTAATTGTTGACGTCATATCAGCAAAAGCCGCAGATGGAAGCAAAAATAAAATAGGAAGTAATTTTTTCATTTGATACCTACTTTGGAGTCTTTATTGTCTACTATAAGCTTGTTTTTCTTCTTGTCGCCATTTTTTTTTATATTTAGCCCAAAATTTCCAAGAACGGTACTCAAAATTCCAGCCGCGAAGGTGGTATCAATTTGTCTTGGCGAGTTGCCATAATATGAAAAACTGATGACCGCTAAAGACCAAATCAAGACAATAAATTGGATTCCAGTAGAAACCCAATTCATCCCGTCTTTGGTTTCTTCTTCTTCCATAATTAAGGCTTTTTGCTAAAACTAGCAAATTTGTCTACAGTTGAAAAGAATATATTACAAAAACATGATTCGATTTATCAAGCCAATACTAAAGTTTTTCGTCAAATCCAATGCGATAAAATCCTTGGTCATTTCGCTTTTAGAAGATTATGCTAAGTCCACAGAAACGGACATTGATGACGAAATCGTTAAGTTAATTAAAGAAAAGTTGTGGCCTGTAACATAACTTTAAGTTATGGTTGGCGTAAGGCATCTGGTGGTCAGTGCCTTCTCTGCAAAAAAATGGGCTAACTAATTCCCCAAAAGTTAGCCTATTTTCAATATAAGGAGGTCAAGTTGCTATGGCTTGGGATGATTGGCTTACCATAACAGAAACGCTTGAAGATCAACTTTATCTGGAAATTCAAGCGCGGATGTTGGCCGAGATAACTGACTTCGATTATTTGCTTGATATAGCTGTAAACTATCAGCGGCAAAATTGGCAAAAAGACGAGATCATCAAAAATTGCATTGCAAAGATTGGCGATCTCGAAACAGAACTAATTAAAGTAAGTCTTAAAAAAGAAAAAGACGATAATAATTCAAGAATTAAAAAGGAATATCGTCATATTCACTAACCTTTTTTTGTTCAGTTGGTTCAATAAAATTTAAATTAATATTTCCAAAAATTCCATATCTGCCTTCTTTGGCTTTTGCGTTGATATAAATACCATCAACTTCGACTTCTTCTTTCTTGGAATAATCCCAGACTTTACCTTTCTTTTGCTTAGTATCTACCATTTTCATAACTTCTTCACAGAAGGCAGAAACAGATTCAGAAGGAATAAACAAAGACATCTTTTGCGGATACTTGTCTTGATCTTCATAATCGTTTTCACTTGTTGAAAACTTGATTGGATAAGGAAGGGCGGCTTTGAATGAATCAGGCATGATTAAAAAAATTTGTTAAAAGTTGATCGAATAATTGAGTAAGCGAAATTTTGTTTTTCGCGCAGTATT